ATGTAATTGAGTGTATAGAAGGTTTTGATTTAGTCGGACAAGAGTGTGTTAAAGTTGAAGTTAACATTAATGGCAGTCCTTTTTCATTTTGTAGCGAACCCCGCCCAACAGAGTACGGGTTTGCTCAAATTAACTGGGACAAATACTGTTCTGCTCCTGAAATCACATGTCCAAAAGGTTTTAAGAATGTAAACGGTGAATGCTTAGAAATTACGTGTGGAGAAGGACAAGTATACAACACTGAATTAGGGGAGTGTGTTGATAGTGGCGAAACACCGGAGACACCTGATGTAAATACACCAGACATACCAGATGTTGACGTCCCTTCCATTTCTTTTGGTAGTGGAACACCGGGAGCAGGAATGTTTAGTCCTTCTGCTCCTACTGGCCTTAATTATCAGCCCGTTACTCCTGTAGCCATACAACAAACACCTCCAAATACTGCTTCAGCAGATTTAGATGCCTTTATTGCGAGAGCTTTAGCATCAAGAAATACAGGGACAAAAGTATGAATGATATTATAGCAAGAATGTACGGCGGTTTGCCTCTTAACAACAACGCTAGTAAATCTGCCCCTCTTCCTGCTAGTCAAGATGGTCCTCTTCCTGCTAGTCAAGGTGGTCCTACAGCTATGGAGCTAGCCATCAGCGAAGGATACGCAGATGAAAATGGGATGCTGGATAACGGTATGCACTCTATTATTTCAGCTATGTATGGTGGGGGTATACAGAAAATTACAGGAGGACAGCAGCTTAACCCTGACTACCAAGCTGGCTCTAATGGTAAGACAGTAGGGGGTGTTGGGGACACTGACGCTTGGGGCAACCCTAGGCCTTGGAGCAGTCCACAAACTGATAAACTTAATGAAGGAGAGATTCATTCCACTCCTGCTGGTGACTACAAAGTAGAAAAGAATCCTTGGGGGCAGTTTGTTCTTGTGCCGCAGGGTGACGCACTTAAGTCTACTGGTCCATATCTTACAAACATGACAGCAGGGCAACATCATTTAGGAATCAACCCTAATACAGGTGAAGTTTGGTATCAATCTGCACCGACGAACACAGCTAGAGGTTTTAGTGAAACTAATGAGTCGTACCAAGCTAGACTAGATCAAATAGCTGAAGAGCAAGCTACAACAGGAGAAGAAAAGGATGCTGACACTGAAAGCTATAACTCCAGCAGACAGTATGTAGGAGGTGCTTTAAGTAGTAGCCCGTTTGCAGCAGCTCCTTTGCGAAAATTAGGTTTTTTACAACCAAAAGAAAAACCACAATACATGAAAATGCTGAATGAAGCTTTAATGGGAAGCTTGTTTAAGGATCTGATATGACTTACTTACAACTAGTAAACAATGCGTTGAGGCGACTTAGAGAGAACGAAGTAACAACTGTAAACGACACTACCTATAGCAAAATGGTAGGAGACTTTGTTAACGATGCTAAGACTTTTGTAGAGTCTGCGTGGGATTGGTCAGCACTGCGTTACACACATCAGATTACAACATCGTCTGGTGTTTTTAATTATGTTATGACAGGAAGCAACAACGCACTTAAGGTTCTACACGCTTACAACGACACAAGTGATTGGAACTTACAGTATCAAACTCCTATTTGGTTTGACCAACAGTATATGATGCAGAGTCCTCAGTCTGGTTCTCCTCAGTACTATGTGTTTAACGGCGTAGACTCTAATGGTGATACTCAGATTGACGTGTATCCTAAACCTGATGGTATTTACACTTTAAATTTTAACTGTATTACAAGAGGAAGTATTACGGCCATTGATGGTTCATCTATTAGACCTGAGATATTAACAGCAGATACAGATAAACTGCTTATTCCTCATCAACCTGTTTTACACATGGCTATTGCTTTGTTATCCAGAGAGCGTGGTGAGACAGGTGGTACGTCAACCCCGGAGTACTTTGCTATAGCAGATAAGTATTTGTCAGATGCTATTGCACTAGACGCACAGAAGCATCCTGAAGAAACTATCTGGTATACTCCTTAAGGATATTACGTATGGCACAACCACTACAAAGTATTAACTTGGTTGCTCCTGCTTTTAAGGGGATCAACACAGAAGACTCTCCTCTTCAGCAAGATCCTTCTTTTGCTGATGTTGCTGATAACTGCGTGATTGATAAGCGTGGTCGTATTGCTGCACGTCAAGGGGTTAATACAGTTACAGCTAACAATACTGATTTAGGCGCTGATAACTACTTGACTAAGGTTCACTACTATTTCGTTGATGGTATCGGAGGCGCTGAAGAAGTTATTAGTACAGGGAACAATAAAATATTCTCAGGTACTAGTACGTTATCGGATATTACTCCCGGTGGCTATAATATAATAGCCAACAACTGGAAGATTGTCAACTTTAATGACAAGGCTTACTTATTCCAGCGTGGATATGAACCCTTAGTTTACGATGAATCTAGTTCTCCTAAGCTACGTACCTTTAGTACTGTTAATGCTACTCCTACTACTCCTGATGCTTTTAAATGTAATGAAGTTTTAGCTGCCTATGGTAGGCTTTGGATTGCTGGTAGCGATAACGACAACCAAACTGTTTATTGGTCTGACTTGTTAATAGGTAATAGTTTTACTGGGGGATCTACTGGCTCAATTAATCTATCTAAAGTGTGGCCTGATGGTGCTGACAAAGTTGTAGCATTAGCTGCACATAACAACACTTTAATTATCTTTGGTGAGCATAGCATAGTTATTTATATAGGTGCTAGTGAACCTTCTACTATGCAGTTAGCAGACACAGTGGCCGGTGTTGGGTGTGTGGATAGAGACTCTGTACAGCACATAGGAACTGATGTTTTATTTTTATCTTACTCTGGGTTGCGTAGTATAGGACGAGTAATACAAGAAAAGTCTTTACCTATATCAGACCTGAGTGGGACTATTAAGACTGAACTTATTGAAAGCCTACAACAAGAGAATTTACCCTTAGCGTCTATATATAGTCCTGAGAACTCTTTTTACTTGCTTACTTTTTTATCTCAAAATATTACCTATTGCTTTGACTTAAAAGGCGCACTAGAAAATGGGGCATATAGGGTTACTCGCTGGCCTTCTACTTTGTTTAAGTCTTTTGATAGAAAGCTAGACGGTACGTTATATGTAGGTACTGTGGGTGGATTAGCACTGTACACAGGATACGATGATAATGATGAATCCTATCGCTTTAGGTACTACAGTCCTTCTTTGACTTACGGGGATTCTTCTAAGACAAAGATGTTAAAGAAGATGATTCCTACTATTGTTGGTGGAGCAAACACCAGTGTTTCTTTGTTCTGGGCGTATGACTTTAGTGAAGAATACTCTAGTCAGGTTCTTACAGTAGGTGACTCTAGTGCGTCTACTGCTTTTTATGGTCTATCAGAATACAACACAACAGCAGAATATACTACTGGTACTTTAACATCTAGGTTAAAAATTAACACAACGGGAAGCGGGTCTACTGTAGTAATAGGCGTTGAAGCCGACATTAATGGATCTCCTTTATCTCTACAAGAAATAAATACACAAGCCCTGATAGGTAAAATCGTATGAGTAATTATACTAAAACAACTGACTTTGCTATTAAGGATACATACACGACGGGCAACCCTGCTAAAGTTGTCCGTGGTACTGAGTTCGATACAGAGTTCAATAACATTCAAACTGCTGTTAATAGCAAAGCCAACTCAGCCAGCCCTACATTTACTGGTACTATGAATGCTGGCGACATTACTTCCAGTGGTACAATTGATGGCACTATAGACGGAGGGTCTTACTAATGGGAATGGATAAAATTTTAGCGGCTTTAGGTCTTGGGGGCGCTGGACTCCTTAGTGCTGGAGCCTATAGTCGCTTAGGTGACGTGGGTGACCAAGCTAAGAAAGATGCTACTGCTCTGGCGTTAGAGCTAGAAGAAAGGAGCCAGTTCCAACCTTTTACTATGACATCAGCAACTGGTGGCAGTTTTGGCGCACAGCGTGGAGCAGATGGTGGTACTGATGTAACCATGAATCTTTCTCCTGAAGAACAGGCGCTACAGAAAAGCTTGTTCGGGGGA